CAGAATTATGGTTAATCGTAATCTGATTCGATGCTCTAGCGGAAGTTAAGTGTGTACCCCCTGAGATGACCAATGTCTCCTGAGTGGGACCAATCTCTGTAGGACTGGCGTCATCCCCTTGAACCTTCCAATGTGTCATATAAGCAGACAGGTCGATGCTGACCGTCCCACTGGACTCTGACAGGGGCGAGGAGAACGTGTAGGTGGTACCCCCACCAATCGCAGAACCGTTCCAATACAATGTTGGCGTTCCACCAACATCAAGACTATAGAGTGTGTTTCCAGTAGCCGCAGGAGTATCATCAACAATCGTAATACCACCCCGGTTAAAAGTGTTAGTCGGAGTAGAACCCGACCCTGCATCTGCTATAACAAATTGGTCTGCATGATTAGGCAACCCAAAGGTCAACTCGCCCCAACCATCATCACTATGTGAAAAAACAAATCCAGTATATGCGATAGTAGCAGAGAACCTAGGCGAAGAAAACGCCACCCTCCCCCACTGTCTAGAGTGAGTGACACTATCTCTTTCGCCATAATAATATATTAAACCAGGATAATCTTCCGTCGTTTTACCAGTATACCCACTCAGGAATGTGTTCGTCTTTCGTGTTATACTATACGTCGTTGAACTAGTTGGATTAGTCGTCCACGCTGCAGATACCGTCGCCACCTTACTGCTACCATCATAATCGCTGATTATTCTTACGTCTCCATTTCCCGGGCCACCAGTAAGCGTTATAGTAAGATCATTATAATAATCATTTGTGCCAGATGATCCAGACTTGAGAGTGATAGTAGTATTAGCACCTGCTTGCGCTGTACCAGTATCCACAACTACATCAGGTAGAGCATTTGTAGGACTCAGCTTCAAACGCGATCCCGATGACGCTGTTTGAATCGTACCGGCAGTTATAGTGCCATCAACAAGAGATACATTGTTACCATCAAATGTAACAGTGACATCCCCCGTAGCACCACTAACTTGAATATTGTCACCTGCAACAATCGAATCAACAGCACCACCGCCACCGCCAGTTAATGAAGTAGTTCCCCACTTCAAAGTTCCATTATGATTATATAATTTACCACTAGCACTAGAAGGAGCGGAACTCTTCTGGGCTATTTCAATACCCTCTGCAGCGTCTAAATCAATAAACCCGCCTGCAGAAATGGTAATATCATTATAGGATGTTTTATGGGCAGTAATCATAATACCATCACCAGTGACTGACGCCTGATATGCAGCAATATAATTCTGTTTATTGTCATCACCACCAAGCTGAACGCCAAGGTCAACATTGGCTCCAACTGCACCAAGCTGCCCGCCAGTCAAATACCCTCGCCTTGTTGAAAGATTCGAATCATACCACTCTAAAGCAGTAGTGTCACTATACAAACCAAAAGCAGAACTACTAATACGAATCTTATGTAGAGAACCGCCACCCATAATCATTGAATTGCTATATGACGTTGGAGCTGCGGCATCGCCTAAACTAATACTTTTAGCAATCAGATTGCCATATTCATCAACATGAAACTTGCCACTCGAAATACTAATAGTTCCACCTTCAATCTCAGCACCAGTAATAGTACTACCAGATTCAATATCGCCAGTGATAACAGCACCAGTAGCATACATCACACCGGCAGCAGTCACATGGAATGGCGAAGTTATACCACCACCCTCAAGTCCAGAAGATATAGCACCAGCAGTGGTAATAATCAACACATTGTTATTAGAACCAATATTCACACTCCCACCGGTTACTTGCAGATCGGAACAAAGCACAGAGCCATCATTATCAACTTGAAATGGAGCACTACCCTGCGTAGCGTGACCAATCCACATATCCCCATCAGCAGCTACGTTAAAGAGATTATTGATAGTCATTGAACCACCAGAGATAGCCAAGTTTGAGGCAGCAACCGCACCAGCATTACTCACTTGGAAGGGGGCTGAAGAAGGGGTGGCGTGACCGATGGACAGGTTCCCTGACGCGTCCACCTTGAGAATGTTGTTACTAGAACCAATAGATAGTGCATCTGTGAACGTTCCAGAAGCCCCCGAAATGTCACCTGAGAAAGTACCATCCGTAAGCGTTACACTACCTTGATTTGAAATCTTGATTGAAGCACCAGAATAAGTAGAACTGCTCCCCCACCACATATTGCCATCACTATCGACATGCCAAGAAGTAGAGTCAGTTCCACCAATATCAATTGAACCAGAAACCACCACACTAGAAGTCAGTGTGCCAGAGAACGTACCCGTAGCAGCGCTCAAAGCACCAGCGAATGTGCCCGTAGCAGCGCTCAAGGCTCCTGTGAACGTACCACCGCCATCAATCAACAGGTTGCTGCCATCCCACTGCAACGCTCCACTAGCGCCACCAAGATAAAACTTACCATCAGGCTTAATCCAGGCACCAGTAGTGCCAGAACCAAGCACCAAGCCATTGGTAGGATCTAACCAAACACCAGTATTGGCATTATCAAAAGCAGTTTTAGCCCCCATACGCAAATACGGTATAGAACCACCACCACTATTGAGATGAACAGCATTAGCGGCAGAAGGAATACTCTGAATTACATTAGAAGCAATAGTCCAACCATTAGTACCACCCATACGGCCAGTATTAGCATAAACAACACCCCTGACAGTTACCTCGCTAAACTCAGCGTTACCATCACCCTCAATCTTCCAACCCGCAGAACCAGATACAAAATCTGGACTCTGAATATAACGAGAAGCGTTAATCGTAATCGAATTTAACTCGTCACCAGTAATAGTGGCGCTCTCGATCTCCGTAGCGGTAATAGTGCCTGCGAAGATTTCATTGGCAGTAATCGTGTTAGCCTGAACATCAACCCCTGCATCAATCTCCAACACATTAATAGCAGACGCAGCAGAAGCAGTAGTAGTACCAGCACCACTAGAACCGCCATCAGCAGTATTCTTATAATAAACCCAAGTAGAAGCCGTACCCGAACTATTGATAGCGCGAACACGCAGATAATAATCGATTTTTGAGCCGCCGGCACTAGCACGTACCTCGAGATTGTTAACAAGGAAATAAGTACTCTTAGACTTACCTGAAGCCTTCAAGTTGGCAGAAGTATCAAAGCTTGTTTTATTTACAGAAACCTGATACTCGTACTTGCCACGCAATTCCTTAACATCAAATTCAGTATTGTCATCCAGGTAAACAAACATGCCCTTAAAAGCCGGCTTTACACCTTCGTCAAAAGCGGCATAATCATCATTAAACGTAGTATTAGCAGGAGGGGTAGTGTTTACTGCAGGAACAATACCAGAACTAGTCGCAGGCACACTATATACGCCCACCGGACTAATAGCATAAACTATGACTTTGTAGTATATGTTTCCGACGTCTCCCGCGTTAGTGTCAATTCTCTCAAAACGGTGAGACAATGCTGTAGTTTCATGGGAGCGTGTAATAACATAGGTGCCATTAACGCCTGTTTCACTTTTATGTAATTCAATAACATATCTATTAATAGAATCGTTAGTACTACCAACCCATGAAGCATCAATAAAACTATTACCATCAGATGTAGTAGAGGCTGAGGACGAAGCTGTCAGATTTGTTACGGTTGAAGGCGCTGCTCCATCAATGCGAACTGTGCCCTCAGCGAAACCAACTTGCAGCATGTTTGGACTAAGAGTTGAGTTATTGACAGTACCCATAATAATGTCTCTCAACTGTCCTATATCTATGATGTCTAAGACATTATATGCACTAAAATCAATCTGAGTAGAGTTCGTCCCATCGTGACTATGGCCAGCGATATTATAGAACGATACCTGTGACTCAGATATCCCCTCACCCTCTTCTAATGGCATTATGTTGCCTCCCTCAAAGTCAACGTCTGACTTATACCGCCATCAAACGCTGTATCGATCTGAATCACCCAATACTCCTTGTTGGATATGCTCAGATTATCAAATGTGCCTATCTTAATTCTATCACCTAATTGCAACTGTGGCAGACCAGCCGTCTGAACCTGCAATACCATAACGACATCTTGGAACTTATCTCGAATAAACTCCGCTATTGTACTAGCCCAAGTTGCCGATGTAATAAACTTATTGGCAATCTCAATGGACTTGATACCATACTTTTTAATACTAGGATGATTAGAAGCAGACTGCTCAACCACCTGTTCCGAATTGCTTTGAACATTGATTGGTACACCGGAGATAGCCGCAAAATATGCAAGACCCAATATAGCATTGTTACCTTCAATATAAACTAAATCACCAATAGCGCTACTGGTACTGGCGCTTAACACCAACTCAGCCCCAAATGGTGTTGGTTCCCAAACATCAATGTCAATAAGAGCAGGATCTTCAAAATCAATAGCAGCAATTAAAGGATAGTATACGTCCACAGAAGGCGCCTGAGCATACTTAACTGTAAAATACTTAACCTCTCTGACTTTTGTAGTAACACCGTTTACAACTGCAGTGTGAGTAGCGGCAGTAGTGCCAAACATACCCCTTGTTAAACCTTCAAAAGTATAAGTTGTTCTACTGGTATACTGCATTATCTCATCGTCCACCTTGAGATATCCAGACTGATACCAAGGGTAGTCGCCTTCAGTCGTAGTAACCGACATAGAAGTTTGAGAATTTGTCATATTGCCAGTCAAACCAGCAATAGTTACTGTAGTGGGACTTGGTGCTCTCCAAATACCCTGCCTAGTCGCAGCTTTAAGTGTAGGATTAGTAACTCTAACGGTAACTTTGTTAGCCTGCAGATCAATAGGTGTGCTACCAGAAATAATAAAAGAATCATCAGAAATAGTTTGCTGAACTGAAGCGTGCTGATCAATAAACGACTCATAGAATCTATTATAGTGATGATAATTGAACTTGTTATTTTCATCAAAATAGAACATACCCAAATCCGCCGTAGATATTTCTTGCATCAAATTAAATATATCTATTGAATTACCCCATAGGTAATCATAGACAGGAACCTCTTTCATATTGATCACATAATAATTTTCCAATACTTCCGCTGCCGATAACGCATTGTTGTATATCGCCAACTCATCGAACTTACCATCAAAATAATAACTCACAGAAGAACCAGAAGAAGAATCTGTTGACTTCGCCACCAAGAAATTCTGACTAGCCCACGATGTATGACCACTACCAGTGGCAGAAGCTTTTAACACTCCATTCACATAATACTTCAATGTAGTACCATCATACGTGGCTACAATATGAGTCCATAAAGAAGAACCAAAAGTAGCATTATCCGAACTGGTAGCAGTTAACGTTTGCGAACCGTCTCGCAGGTACACACCATTCGCTGAGGAAGTATAGAACAAGCCAATACCCTTAGTTGCGCTATGTGCATCATCAATGTTACCGGCATACACTCCCTTACCGCCAATGGTTGCATCAAATTGAGCCAAGACTTCAACACTGTATTCTCCAGTATATACATCCGCTGTGGACAGTGCCGCATTATACGACTCATCATAGGGAATAGTTACATGCTGATTATGATCATCGCTCGTACTATCAAACAATGTGGACTTGCTTTCAGGATCAGAAATCATACCCGAAGTTTGACTTAAGCTAGCGGGAGAAATATCGTCTTGATACACGCCATGATTGTAATGATCTAAACCATACGATGAACTATACGTATCACGCCTACCAATCGAATCCTGAGCAACAGCTAAATAACAACTCGTAGTAGCCACATCTGACCAAGACGAACCACCATTCGTTGAATATTCCCAAAATAATTTCTGTGTTCCATACCAATGAAAATAATCTATTTTAATACGATATGCCGCTCCACTACGCAAAGCCCCAACATCTGCTGTTATATACTCATCGGTATTATAGGGGACATCCACATTTCCCCAGCGATCCATAATAAGAGTATCATTCATGTACATCTTAACGCCTGCATTCTTAGTTGTAAGTCTAAACACGAAATCACCACTAGATGGTGCAACGAAGAAAGTATAAAATCTGGCATTAAGATAGTACGGAGATCCACCACTAGTCTGAGCACTTGTAAATACGTCCGCCGAACCATTATTAAGTCCGTTCAGATTTAATGCATCCTGATTGGAACTTACAACCTCCCTTGTGGTGGGCGCTGTTGCGGTATTAATTGTCCTTACCGTGTCGCGTAAAGCGTTATACTCCAAACTGAAATCTTCCGTAGGCGTCCACCTGTCCTGACTCTTATTCCACCAATTCGCCCAAACACCAACCTCTGCAACATTCGTATTCGCAGCCTCATCGAAAGGATTACCATCCTTGAACTGGAGATGCACCAGTCCGCCCTTATCGATAGTTTCCTGATTGAACTTCTTAAGATAATCAATATCAGCCCTAGGGAAATTAGTACGCAAAGCCAGATCGGACACCGCCTTACCGGCTAGGGTATCCGACAATAAGAATCCATCATCAATTTGAAGTTCACTCAAGAACTTTGTATAATCACGACATTGAGCAGTCACTGTCATACCAGATGACACATTCCAGCTATCAACCCAAAATGTTCCAGCAGGCACATACTCATATACATTATTAGCTTCATCGACTAATACGCCATACTCAACAGTCAATTTAACGTCTCTACGCATATAAGGACCGTATCCAGATGTAGAAAAAGGACTAAACTTACTAGAAGTATTATCTAATGACAATGATGCGGTATTGGATGCAGTTGCTCCAATAGGTAACGAACTATTATGCAAGCTATGAACTTTACTTGTATTTACATTAATAACATATGAAGACATATCTTCTCTATATATTGGAGAAACCTCATTAAAACGAGCATAATCTCCTTTATTTCTAGTCGCCAGTGCCGTAATCTTAACCCCAATCAAATTTAAATAATTTTCGTTATCAATAGCTGACTCGTAACTATATGATCCAGCAGGAATACTTGCCGATGCAGCATGAACAGTCCAAGAAGATTCACCATACTTTTTATATTCAACTTTAATACTACTAACCTGTCCATAGTATTCAGAAGTGTTGACCTTTATATGGCTCACCCTAGCTGAATCGAAGTCAAGTTCAACATAAGGATCCGTAGTAAACGTTCCATCCACAGAACTAGACGCAGTTCCGCTCCACCAACCAAACTCGTACTTGGAGTCCTCTTCATCAGGCATAGCCGACCAGTTTCCATCTGCTCTGATAGTCTGCCCATTGACATCCAGAGCGCCTGCGACGCCCCACAGGAAGGATTGCCTATCCCAGCCGTTCGCAGCCTGAGAGGGGCCAAAATAGGCGCCTACGGAGCCCTTAGCGGTGCTTGCGTGGGCATCGTTCGTAGTGACAGAAACGGCCTGAATATCGGACCCAACCGTCTTTTCTAGATGCCTGCTGTCCGACCAGTCAACCATGACTCTAGTCCTATTAGTCGATACGGAACTATTGACAGCATCAGTAAACTTTGTTGATGGTGCAGTAATCATAGCTCTATAAACTCCATAGAAATATCATACAACACACCGCCAGCAAAATTACGACGCATTACCAAAGATTCCCTATACAAACTAACAAAAACATTATATTGCATATACCCAGTACCATCATTCTTTTTAACATATAAACGTATCGCATTAGTCGAATCAGCTAAAGACTTTAAATAAATACGACCTTTACGACCATCAAAAGTATGGC